GAATACTCTAAAATATCAGCCACCCTATACGTTAAGGCTTCCGCCAAAGTACGATATATGTAAAGACTTCCGTCTAATATATGACGGGTAGCTGTATTTGAACTAAGTGCTGCTAATTTTTGAACACCTACCAAAGCGTCTGAGTTAGGAGTTGACCCATCTCTAGCCTCATTTAGTCCTGTCACGGATCTTATCATGTCTAGATAATGGTTGTAATTAGCTATCAACATTTGTGTCTTAGAGGCGCCCGAATTACTAGTGAGCTGCTGTATAGGAACTTTCCCCTGATTGTAATCTCCCTCTTGAGTATAACTTCTTCCAATTACACTACCAGTTTGAAAATATAATCTTAATGCATCTTCAGGATTATATGCCGCACCAGTACCAAGGTCAACTTCATTTAAACCATCCGCATCGATATACACACCATCAGGTACTACTCTTGCAATAACTTGCTGTAGTTTCAAATGTGTCATTTGTATTAGGTCAGCAAAAGGAATCATTCTTCTTACGAGTGACTCAATAACACCTTTATACATACGAGGTGCAGCAGCTACATAATTTGGCATTGCGTGTTGAGATGAAGACTTGGGACGCACCATATTTTTTGCCAACTCCCATTTTAAAATAATATTAGTCCCCATGACCATAACACCATCATACCAAACATCAATTGTTTTTTCTATCTTTTCAAAATTTCCCTCCTCAAGCATTTCTTCAGGGGGATTAAAGGTATCATCCTTTTCGATCATACGGGTAGCTCCGCTTTCATTTATCTTTTTCTTATAGACCATTTTTTTTGTGGTCTTATAGTTAAAGTAAAGAAGGGTACAAGTATCTCTATAGAATATATCATTCTCATAGTACTGTGCAGTATTAAAATAGTCATACCAGCTTTGGCTATATTGCGATATTTGCTCTAAGTCTTCAGTTGTTAGGCTAGTATCAATTTTATTTAATTCCGTTATTGATACTGTTTTAATTTCTCCCCAATAAAAACAATCTTTAAAAAATGGATCTTCCGTATAACTATAAACAACGTTAGCGGGATCTACATAAGAAACTTTAACGCCAGCGCCTGGTAAAAATTCATGCTTTGCAATACCAATGCCGATAACCATTTGATCGTAGTCTATTCTTTTTCTAGCATCTTCGTAATGATTTTCAGCAAACATTGTATCAATTGCCTCCTCTTCTGCAATCTCTATAGCTGGCTTATAATTTAAGTTCATATAAAGAGAAAGCTCTTCATCACTAGCAGGCAAATCATCGGGGTTCATTATGAAAGGATCAAACCCAGTATTTTTTTGGACAGTATTCAAAATGTCTTTTGCGGCCATTTGACCTTCAATCATATCCTGATACTTACTTCTTTTTGCTTGGGATAATGCGTCTTGAGCGTAAGCTTTAACTTTAAACAAGCGATCCTGCATACCATTTACTACGACATCAACAAATTTTGGTAGAATAGGAACAGGGGTCCAATCGAGATTAAGATAAGACAAGTCACCATCAACCGCTAATTCGTTTTTATACTTAGCTATTGACTGTTCTCCTCTAGCGTAAAGTCTTAATCTATTAAAGTCTCTCCACTGACTATAGTATCTACAGCCATTTGAATCTTTTCGAAACCATTCGTATTGTATCGCTTGTCCTATCTGTAAACCAAATTCTTTGGTTGTTTTTTCTGAGTCTGATACAAACTGACTTGGAAAACCTACAGATGAAATATTAATTTTTACGTCTTCCATCTATTTGATTAATTCACTATAATTTCCATTATTGGCATATCTAGCAAAGTTAAGATTTATTTTGTTTTGTTTTTGTTCTGGTAAATATAGGTTTTTCTGGTTCGCCATTATTGCTAAACCTGAGCTGATACTAGCATCAAACTTAGTCCTATTGCTAATATCAAACCTTGCCCACTCATCTAAAGTTCTAGTAAAATACATACTACCCATTTCAGAAGGATCTCGATAAGCTCCGGACAAATCCAAACCAATGTGCTTCTCTATATAAGACTCTATTGCAGATCCGTGTGATTGCTTTACATCTTCAGAAGTATTTGGTATACCTCCTAACTCTTTTTCCGTTTTAGATAGTTTATTAAAATGTTTATCTGGACGATTCATAGAAAACCCTCGATACCCTCTATTTTTAAAATGATAAAGTAATCTAGGTTTATTGTTTTCTATTAGTATAGGCATACTATAAAACACACATGCCATTAAAACTTCCTCAAAAAATATTTCTGCTGTCTGCGGCCTAGCTACATATTCTAAAAAAAACTCGTTGCTCGGAGCCTCTTCCATGTTAAACTTAGTCAATCCATGCAGCGCACCATTAGATCCTCGTCCTACTACAGTTCCTGAAATATCATATGAGTCGCATCCAAAGGCGCCAATATGCTCATTTAATGGAAAATAGTGACTATGCTTCTTATATTTTTTATTAGTTATGTTTTTATTTGGCATCCAAGAAACTTTGAATCGTCCTTTGGGGTCGGGAGAAAATATTACTCTAGAATCTTTGACCCCATTTTCCCAATAAAATCTTCCTCTAGTTACATGCTGTTGTATTATTAATGAATCATTATAATCAATCTGTTGGTATATCTTGGTTAGGTTAAATAATGATGTTTTGCTCTCATCCCTAAACGCATGTGACTCAGTCCTTGGAAATTGTCTGTAAAATTCATTTAACGCATCGGCGTCATTCTTTAATGAATCTACTTCTGCTTGCCAATAATCAATTGCGCCATTATTAATAAACTCATCATCTACTCCCAAAACTTTATTTTCGGGCTTGTAAAACACAGGCATTCCGTGCTTATCTATAAACCCTTCCATGTTCCACTCCATTGGAATAAACAAAGAATACATGCCGCTTTTAGTTTGACCATTACTATTCCTAGTTTCAGTGCTTGAATCTTCAAATAGTTTTTTAAAGTTATCGCCTCCTTTACTAAGAGCATTCGAGGTTGACCCCATCATGCATTTGCCAATAATTTTACTCCCTAGTCGCAAGCATGTTTTTGTTACCCTCCAATTGTTTAGTATATTATTAGGCTTTACCCATTTTCCACTTTCGTCATGTACAAGCAAAAGTAATTTCTCCCCATCATAAGAGTTTTCGTCTGTATTTTTCCAGTCAATGGTGGTATCTAAACCATACAACTCATCATCTACTGCATCATACATATTCTTTTTAGTAATCTTGGATGCTGGTATTCTAAAAGCTAATTCTGTTTTAGGCTTATCCATTCCATCTTGGATTGGTTTAAAAAAGAATGGTAGTCTATTGGCAATAGGAACAACTTTATCGGTAAACATTTTTTTCGCGTCTGATCCTGTCTTTGACAGTATGCCAACCCTTGAATCTTTTACAAGAGTTCCAGTGTTAACGCACTCTGATGATCCCATAAAAGAAAATCCAGATCTTCTAATCTTCAGATATACTAAACCAAAAGACCGCTTGTCAGCCTTACAAGCCTCCCAAAAAATAAAGAATATTCTATTTGCTTCTCTAAAGTCTGGATAGCCAACGTCAATGCTAGTCCACTGAAGGTACATGTAGTGAGAACCAGTGATGTATGTAATTTTACCATTGTTATAAAACCAATGTCCGTCATCTCTACGGTCAAACTCTTGTTCAATGTAATCAACCCATCTGTTTTTAAACACACTTGCCATTTCATTCCACTGAAATATAGAAGGTATTCGATTCAGTTCTTTAGGTAATTCTTTTCTTTCCCAGTACTGCTTATTTTTGGTGTCAGATCTTTTTTCAACTTTATTAGGCTCTTTAGGAAGTGCAATGTTTAAACCATTTATATTTACTATTTGACCAATCTGACCTGACTTAGTAATGACAACCATATCATACTTTTCATTATAGCCGTAAACCCAAGTCTTTGCTTTGTTTTTATTTAAAAGCACAGAATTAGTAACAAGTTTTTTTACCACATAAAACAATCTATTTTGATCGTCGCTCGGCAAACCCTTGTTTAGTTTGGATCTTGTCTCCATTAGTTTGATTAATAGTTATATTTTCTTTCTCTACATCTATTTTGTTTAATATATCAAAAGCATCAAATATTGCAAGCTTTTTAGTAGCCGCAGCATTTTTCAATCTATCCGCCGCAAGCTCATCCTCTGGATCTGGTTTAATTATATCCTCTTTTGCCACTTTAATTAGCTGTTCAACTGCTTTTCGCCCAGCTTCAATAATCTGTAATTTTAATAGTTCTGAACTCATAGTGTCATCGTAATTTGGTGGTCAAACATTCTGTATAATTCGTTTCCGTCTACCTCAAACTTGTATTCGCTGTCGGGTTGAAAACTGACTGTCGATCCCGCATTAACACCTTGTGAAAGTAAATATTTATTAGGATATACCATCTCTCCCATAAGCGGCTCCTCATTGCCACGCTTGAACATAAATGAATCTTGCTTTTTAACTGCCTTAACAAAACAATACCTGTCGTGACTGTGCCACTTACCATCTTGTTTATACATGTAGAACTGGTCGTTATCAATAAAATATAAATCATCTTTAAAATAACTCTTGCCGCTTTTCTGACGACCCTTCATGTCGTTATAATATTTAAATACATTGTGGTGTACTAAAAGTATATCCCCTATCTCAATCGGTCCCGTGTAGTTTAATGGTATTTCTGTAACGATGCCTTCTCGGTTTGCTACCGTATAATCTTCTTCTGAAGAACTTGTAATAAATTCAACTCCACTGATTGATTTTGTGTTGTTATACCTTTTTCCTTTCAGAGGCTTAACAATAAAATAAAAAGGTGACTTCATTAAAAATTAATGTTGTATTCAATAGATAGAGGCATAGGGGAGGTAAATTCTTTCCACAAAACAATTTCATCTTTTCTTTGGATCCATATTTTTACAGAATCCGTGTTGAAGTCATACTGTATAAGATGTATGAAATAACTTCCATTTAAGACCTCTTGCCCAACCAAGTAATGCATCGCTCCTGACTTATAATCAGGTCCCACAGATATTTTCCTTATATCCATTTGATTAGATTTAATTAAGATATAAAGATACAAATATTTTAATGCCCTTGTCCCCGGTAAAGTTTGCGATAGTTCTTAGAAGATTTTAGTGCGGAAGATTTAGTTTTTGAGTGGACACCTGGCCGCTTTATTTTTGCTTTTATTTGATAACTACTAAGGTTGAGTGTTTGGGCCATTGTTATTTATTAAATCTGTTTTTTGTTTACTTCCTGCGGACGATCCAAAGTAATATCCAATTACCTGAGTAAATGCTGCTACTACAGCACCGAATCCCATGTCAAATAATCTTTGAGATTCTTTCGGTACTTCCCACAATCCTATAGCTCCAGCTATAACGCCTATAAAACATAAGGTAATCCCCCAGCCTACTGTCTTAAATAATATATCATTAGACCCTGATGCTAATGCCGCCATTTCTCTTTGCCTAGCCGAAGCGCGATCCGCTACCTCTGCCTCGTATGCTTCGAGGACCATCTCTTGAGCTCGTATCTTATCTTCAGCTGGTGCGTCAGAGTTTTTTATTGATGACACAACTTGCTCAATTGACATATCCCCCTGAATTAATTTTCCTAGGGTTGGGTTAATCAGACCAACAGATGCTTTTAGTATACGGCCCACGGTGGTTTGCCCAAATTTTTTTTTTGGTTTAGCCATAGTTTTTGTATTTAGTTTTACCTTTTACTCTGTAAGCTTTTAATGCTCGGCCTCTATTTTCGTTAGTAGAAATATAACTTACATGTACCCAGTCAGGGTTTTTATCATCTCCAAACTCCCAAATTATTTGATCAAAGTTAAGTTTCTCTTTTATGTAATAAAACATTTCAGCATTTGTCTTAAGACCAAAGGTGTCGTCTATATCAATCGCGCGACCTTGACAATGCTGGCTGCGTGAACTTCCGCCAATAGCTTTGTTTAAATCTTCGGATCGATAAAATGAATTAATTTTAATTGGTCCCCCAACCCACCGTCTTAACGGTTCAAATAAATGTATTGATAATCCAGTCATATTACTAAGTGCATATGAATCAGGAGTATTTTTTATATTTAGCCTAGTGGCAGTATTTGATTTAACTCCCTCACGGTACGAGACATGTTCACTTATTCTTTCCATACATTATGTACCACTTATGCACAGTATACCCAATCGCTACAAGTGTAGCAATGATTTTTAGTGCGACATCTATATTTGTCATTGATGTAGCTACAGCTGCCAAATTTAAAGCATAAATCTTTAAGTCAGTCAAACTTTCTGTTTTTAGGTTGAACATAAATATAATTTACATTAAGATTACCTGCTGATGTGTTACAAACGTACATATTTTATTTTTTAAATCCTTTAGTGCCGCTATTTTTTAAGCTTATAGCCCCTTTTGATCCTGATCGTTTTTTACCTGACATAGCTTGTGGTACATGAGTGATTTGCTTGCCAACGTTTTTTATAGCCTTAGAAACGTCTTTAAGCTCTTCTCCTACACGATCTACTCTTTTGGATACATCTGCCCTCATCTCCGCAAATTTATCCTCTAAGATGTCCGGAATCATGTTATTATTCTCATCTTTAGTAAATCCTTTTTTTGCAAGCATAATAGCAACTACTACGTTTAGCACTATTAATACACTTACTAGTACTATAATTAATATTATTACGTCCATAATTTATTTTATTTAAAAGCCATATAAAGGTAAGTTCCGCCAATTGCATTCAGCCAAGCACCTGTTGTAGTAATTTCAAATCCGTTAGGGTTAAAATTTATATATCCTGTAGCGGAAACATCTTGTGAAGATGAATTTGCATATA